ATTTTGGTGGCCCAAGAGTCTGATTCTTAGGTGGACCCTCACCGGGGTACCCAAGAGTACTATCGAAACCAGTGTCAATTTCAGATATCTCACAGGCCGTGACACCAATGACCACAAAGATAGCAGGCAAATCGGGGTACCAACGCCCCGCTTGTAACGTGCAAGCGCAAGGGACGGTGCCAACTAAATGAAACCAATCATGATGCACGAGCTGACAGAGATCACACCCACACAAGCAATGAGCGTCGACCTCAGCAATTTCATTTTGGTGTCGGCGTGCACCAACATTGACCAGAGACACCTGAACAAGTTGGGCACGCCGACACCAACAAAGGCGAGGGTCCCTCGCCTGGATAGCCAAGTGTAGAGTCAAATGCACGGGGAGTTTTTGAGTCCATCAAATCCCATGATGTATCCCCATTTAAAAGGGCACGTAAACGTGCATTGGCCTTAATAAGCTTCTTAAGCTCTCGACTAGTGTCCTCCCCAGCCGTCTCCTGCTTCTTCTCAGCATCTCGCAAATTTTTCCGTTCCTGGCGCAATCGCTTTGTATTCATATATGAGGGGGATTTTAAAGCAAAGCTTGAGGCTGGCATGGGCATCACGATCAAATCGACATTTCCACTTGTAAGATTTGTCAGCCCACCAAATGTACCTACCGTAATATTGTTACCACCGATAGCGCCATACCCTGTCCAAGTGATGAAAACAACTCCCACAGTGCCCAACCCAGAGCCAGTATCAGCTGCAATAAAACTACTACCGGCGCTGTTAATTATGTTAAAGGCAGCTGTGTTGGCGCCATCAGCAAAAGTAGGTGCAGCAATAGAAACGCCTGATTGATAAGCAGTAATTATCATCATGTAATTCCCATTGGGCAATGTTGAGGCTGTTGTGTTCACATTACTGCCGGCCTCCACTCCGTACACCTTCCCCGATGTGAAGGAAACGCTTAGATTGGCACTAGTGTAGTTCTGTGTAGAATTAATAAATGGTGTTGTAGCTGCACCTGATGTAGTAGTGGCATGCAAATAAACACCAGATGAGGTCACTAACTCCTGCGGTCGACAAAACTCCACTTCGTAATCAATGTACAATTCACCAATTGGATTGTTATCGGCAGGCATCCCAGATACACCAACAAAGACAACTCCCATGTCATAATCCATGGGGGTCAAAGTACCTCCCTGGTCTGTGGTTGTCAGCAATGAATTCTGTCGAACATACAGCCAGGGGTTGTTCTTCTGCAATGGAATAGGAATGACAACAAGAGGAGCGTTAGGTGCGAAAGAAGCTGCATAATCATAGTTCTCCATCGCTTGCAAATTAATAGGATTCAAGGCTGAGGAGTTTGGGTCGTAAGCAACAACTACTCTACCAATTGCAGGGTTCGTTCCGGATATAACCTCACCACTTGAGGTGACATATCTTAACCGTGCTGCAGTAATGCGGTATTTTTCGAAAGAAGTGGCCATGTTGGGCAACCAAGAAAACAAGTCTTGAAACCCAGGTTGTACAACGCCTGAGTAATCAACCTCAAAGGTTGTGTGCCCATTAATTATTGCTGCAAACTCTGTGCGCTTGACCCTAACAATCGTTGGAGCCTGCCGCAAAGAAACAATATTAGACAGGGCTCCAGATGGGGCGGAAGTCTGAGCGAAACCTGGACGAGCCCGCCTCCCCTTGTTCTTCTGACCCCGGGGTCCTTCACCTGGAAACCCAACTGTAGAATCAAAACGCTTATTCTTAGTTTCTAGCAACAGTGGACTGACAATTGGACCAATTCCTGGAATTTTAATAATGGTGTCCTTAATAATGTCTCTGATAGGCCCAAGGCGCCTTGGCTGGCCACCACGAGGTCCCTCACCAGGAAAACCGAGTGTTGCATTGAATTTGGCCAAAGCCTGCTTAACCATGCCATACGAGAGCTTACACTGCCCAATCGCACGCTTGCCGCCCATCGACTTAAGCTTGGCAATGCGCGCTCTAATCTTAGGAGTTTTGGTCTTAATGGCACTCAATGCACGCAATTCGCCCTTGATAGCGTTCGGATGCATAGGGTCAGGACCCTCTCCAGGGTATCCTAATGTGGAATCAAAAGGAACACCAGGGAAACCTAGTTCAGCATCTAAAACGGGGTTAATGTGTGTCACATCGAAGACGAAGCCTGGAGCTATAGCATGCACAAAACGTACCAAACCTTGAAAATCTGGTAATGAATTGCCGTGTTCATCCCGGCGGAAGGCTCTAAGCCTACGCATGTAGGCCTGGACAGCATCAGACGCCTGCTGTTCTGGTGTGCG